ATGATGCTCTCAATATTGATCCCAGTTATTCCACAGCATGAGCAAAGTTTTTTGCAACTTAAAGACCATTTAGTAAAGCAGATAAAAGATGAATCTAAGGTTGAAATTATATCCTACCTCACAGAAACTCAAATCAATGGAGGTAAATCAACAGGCGTTAAAAGACAGTGGTTACTCACACAAGCAAAGGGGGACTATATTGTTTTCATCGATTCAGATGACTGGGTTTACGACTGTTACATTGACGAGATGTTATTGGCTTGCGAATCAGGCGCAGATTGTTTTGCGATCAATGGTATAATGACACAGGACGGAGCGCATGAGGTGCAATGGTTTTTATCAAAGGATTTACAGAACGTAGACGTAAGGGTAGGAAACAAAACAGTTTACCACAGGCATACGAATCACATTACAGGGGTTAAAAGAAGCATAGCACTGGCAGCAGGGTTTCCCGATAAAAGCAATGCAGAGGATAAATATTACAGCGACAGGTTACAGTTAAGAACGGAGTACAAAATAGAAAAGCCAATGTATCATTATCGTTTCAGTTCACATAATAAAAGCTATCAATGAAAGACGTAATAGTATCATTCGCCACCAAAGGCAGAGAAAACTACCACCTTCAACTCCTACGCCTTATCGACTCCTGCAAAGAGCATTGGACAGGGGATTTACTTATTTACTCCCCCGATCATGATCTATGGATCTACCGTGACGTTCCTATTCACCACTCATGGCCTGACCCTGTAGGGATACAATCATTCACTCATGCGGATATGCCTTACCAATTTAAAACAGCATTGATTCAGAAGGCGATAGAACTGGGATATGAAAGAATTATATGGCTTGACTCATCTATGCAGTTAAAGAAGGATTTAACGCAATTACTTAATGATTCAGAGCATGGTATAATTACTTTTCATAATCTTGGTCATCCTACATGGAAGTATCTTTCTGATAAGGCTGAACAGATATTAAAGGAGGTTGGATATTTTGGCAATGGATTAAAAAATTCAGAAGGTGATTTGCCATGTCTTGAAGACATAGAACAAATATGGGGCGGAGCGTTTATGCTTGACTTTACAAAGTTATATCCGTCAAGGTTCTTTGATGATCTTAAGGAGTTTTCAACTAATGGCTCGTTCAAGGATGGGTCAAGCAAAAGACCTGGATTTGTTGCCCACAGACACGATCAGTCAGTGATGAGTGTATTACTGACAGAGTATCCAAATCAGATGCTCCCATACGGTCAAATACTTTGCCGCCCTCACGACACAACGGGAGAATACGGTACTGATCCTTATCTTGTGTGTCGTGGTTTATGATTATACTTTCAATCTTAATCCCAACCACGCCTGAACGTCATGAGATGTTTACCAAGCTATTTAATGAGGTACATAAGCAAGTTGGATACATGCAAACAGTTCATCCTTCGCTCGGTAGGGTAGAAGTTTTGGTGGATGATTCCCCCAAATTTTTAGAGGGGGGGTTATCAGTTGGTAAAAAGCGCGAGGCACTTGTAAAACGTGCAGAAGGTAAATACGTTTGCTTCCTTGATTCTGATGAAACTATATCGCCTAATTATGTTGAAACATTAATAAGGCTTTGCATACAAAATCAGGACGTATGCACATTTAGGGCGATGGTTAAGATGTCCAACTTTTGGGCGATTGTAGACATGAGATTCGCTTACGGTAGAATTAACGATCAGATAAGCCCAGACTTTACAGTTAGGAGGACGGCTTGGCATATTTGCCCGGTAAGATCAACCTACGCTAAGATGTTCCCGTTCAGCGACAAGAACAACGCAGAAGATTTTGAATGGATGGAAAAGGTTCTGGCTTGTTGTGTTTCAGAGGCTCACAGCGATAGGATAATCTTTCAATACAATCATGGGGATCATTCAGAGGTTGATAAAATACCATTGCCATGATTGAATACGCTTCAAAAATATGCTACTCCAATCGTGAAACTTTACAATTCAGTTATGAAATGGCAAAGAAGTACAAAGACGTTAACGGATGTTTTGTTGAAGCTGGCTGTGCTGCTGGGGCGCAGATAATTGCCATGCGTTACGGAGCGAATAATAAGTTAATCCATGCGTTCGATAGTTTTCAGGGCATACCCAACCCAAGCAACAGAGACGATCAGATGCCGGGGATTAAATATCTAACAAAACAAGAACAGTCACGCTTACCAAATCCAGGAGAACAGGAGTTAGTAACCACTGGCATGACAGCCGTTACATTAGAATCTTTTACCACTCACATGGTTAATTCAGGTGCAGGACTTGAAAACTTAGAAATACATGAAGGATGGTTTGAGGAAACAATGCCAGATAATACAGTCGGTGATATTGCGATACTTAGACTTGATGGCGATCTTTACAATTCTACTTTCGTATGCCTTAAACATTTGTTTCCTAAAGTTCATAAAGGCGGCTGTGTAATAATTGACGATTGGGAATTAGCAGGATCAAAGTTAGCGTGTATTGAATACTTTGATTTTATCGGGTATGATCCTGAATGGAAGTTTGTTAGCAACATAAGTTATTTTATAAAATGAGCTATTCACAATCAAACGAAGAACAAATAATTTTAGACTACTTCAAAGGGTATGTAGGGACGTTCATAGACATTGGAAGCAATGACGGTATTACATTTTCAAATGTTAGGGCATTAGCTGAGCGTAATTGGAAAGGCATTTTTGTGGAGCCCTCACCAAAGGCATTCGAACGGCTACAAAATAACTATGAAGGATTGAACGGATTTTATTTCTATCAGTTTGCTTTAGGTTCCCATAACGGGAAGGCATTCCTTCAGGAGTCAAGTAATCTAATCGGTAAAGATGACGTTGCTTTAGTTTCAACTTTTCATCCTTCTGAGATGGAGAGGTTTAAATCAGTGGTAAAGTACACACCGATTGAGGTTAAGGTTTTTACATGGAAGACTTTTTTAAACAGGTTACCTATAAAGACTTTTGATTTTATCAGTTGTGATTGCGAAGGGAACGAATTGGAAATATTACCGGACATGGATTTAACAAACACTCGTTGCATTTGCATAGAGTTCAACGGAAGACAGGATTTAAAATTAGAGTATGAGAAATATCTTGAAGGTTTCAGGCTTATTTACACTTCATCAGAAAATTTAATTTATGTTAGGTAGTATTATTTTAGGATGGTGGTATTGGATAACAAACGCAAATAATAAAATCTCAAAAGAAAGGCTTTCTATTTGTTCGGTATGCCCGATAAGGAAAGGAATGTTATGCAGCGATTGCGGTTGTGTACTACAAGCAAAGGCAAGGTTAAAAGAGGAAGAATGCCCTAGAGGATTTTGGAAATGAAATTAGCCGCCGTTTTTCATTGCTGGTCAGACTGGGATTTACTCTATCATTCAGTTGAAAACATGCGTCCTTTAGTTGATGGTATAATAATTATAGCTTCAGAAAAATCAAACTACGGAGAGTATTCAGAAATTCCTTTTTGGGGTAGGGATCAGGTAATTCAAAGGGAACCACAATTTACTCACCCAATGAATAGCGAAACCGAGAAACGAAACTACGGTTTAAGTATTGCAAGGGAACAAGGATATACCCATTTTATTAACTGCGATGCTGACGAACTGTATTTTAAAGATGAGTTCCTAAAAGAAAAACAACGCTTCATTGACAACCCAAACCTTGCCGGCCTTGTTTGCGCCACTCAGGTATATTTCAAAAGCCCCACGTTGACAATAGGACTTGATACCACGCTCGTTCCGTTCATCCATAAGATTACACCCACCTTAAAGCATGAGTTCAACAGGCTCTATCCTTATGCGTGGGAGGGGCATAATATCAAGATTGACCCGACAAGATCGCTCAATATAAACGAAGGCGTAGAGTGGTCAGATATTGTAATGCACCACGTATCTTGGGTCCGGAAAGACTACGCTAAGAAGATTCGTAACTCCACAGCAAAGGCAAACATTGAACGCTCAACCATTTTAGAGGATTTGGAGAACGCTAAACCTGGTTACTTATGCAAGTTCTACAACAAGACACTCCACGAAGTACCCGACTATTTCGGTTTGGGTAACATTTAAGGTACAACTACTCATTGCAAATTTCTTGACTTTTACAGGGTAAAATTATCACGGTCTAATTTTTAAAAACCCTGATTCGATGTCGTGGTTCAAAATTTATAACCTTTGGAGACAGCCAGCACCAAGAAATGCAGCTACGATCGACAAATACTTACCTTATAACTCCCCTTGCGGATCGTTTGATTCCTTTCCATTAGTTTGGGACAAGGCCATACAGGAAAGCCCATCGGCCTCTTCTTGCTTATCTACTATTCAGGACTTCATTGAAGGCTTTGGATTTTCCGATACTAATCTTGAAAAGATAGTAGTCAACGGCAAGGGTGAAACCTTCTGGCAAATACATCATCAGACGGTTAAATCATTCGCAGAATTTGAGGGCTTTTATTGGCTGTTAAGATTTAACGCTTTGTCAGGCGTTACGGAGTGGGAAGTATTGCCTTTCGAGAATTGTCGGTTAGGCGTTCCAGATGACAAAGGATACATATCAAAGATTTACTATAACCCATTTTTTGGGACTAATGAATACAACGGACAGGACAAAAAGAGAACCGTAGTTTATGACGTTTATAATCCTAATTCTTTAAAGGCTCAAATAGCAGAGCAGAAAGAAAAGTTTAAAGGACAGGTTTTGTTTGTCGGAACTACCACAGCCAGAAGCCGGTACTATCCACTTTCAAAGTCTTATTCAGTAATTGATTGGATGAAGATTGAGGCGGGGATAGCTGATTACCACCAGGGTCGATCGTGACTGGGAAAC